AGGTCGTACTTGGTTGCGCGGACACGCACCCTGCCCGGCCCCAGAACCTTTGTGTCAGTCACTAGAAACAGCGTTGAATCATCGCACTGTGTAGCGGCTGCGGTGTCGGTGTACGGGTGCATGACAGACAGCACGTCGCCAATCTCGGTGGCGATACCCTCGTCAAATCGCGTGAACTCGCAATAGAGAGAGTTGTTCAGCTTGGCCAAGCGCTCGGCGGCTTCGCGGTAGGCTTGCGAGTACCGTGTCACGCCGGGCAGTGATACGTTTGATTCGCGCCGCGGGATGGCTCCTGTGCTGACGCCCGCCAGCTCCGCATATGCCGGCCGCGTCTTGTATTCGGTGGTGCTGGCGTCTGTGTAGTCGATCCGCAGCACAGTCGGCACTTGAGCTGCGTCCGCGGTGCCTGCAGTAAACGATCCAGCCAAAACATCTGCGGTTGTGATTGGGTCAATACCGACCGCAATCCAGTCAACATCCCACGCATCGGTTCCGGTTTGTGACAAGTCAATGCGGAAAAAGTTGATTACGCTTTCCTGCCAATCCTGCCCGCCATTGGACAGGTCGTGCATATCCCACTCAAGCGTGACCCATGTTCCGTTCGCAACAGTTGGTGCTGCGATTACTTTATTTGCGTTTGCGGTTTCCCCGTGAAAAGCCGTGGCGTAATAAAGCACGCCATCCCACGTACCGGCCCCCACTGTGCGTCGAACTCTGGCCCTGACGTAGCGATGCGATCGTCCGTTGATGTTCAGTCCCGTGGGACTGCGCAGAACTGGGTCGGTAGCCGTGGCGGTAATCGTAAGAGCGGTTGCGCCAGTGGTTAGCGTGAGACGTGTACCCGTCCAACCCCCATCGGTTGAACTGAACTGCCACAGGAACGCAGGACGATCAGGCTTGAGAACCCACCGAGCGCCTGACTTAAACGCCCACGCCCCGGCGTATGTGGCAAGCGTGTCGATCCAGTCAGTAGCCGAGCGCGCCGAGTCGATGACAAGGTTCAGCGTGCGCCGTTTTTCTGTTGTAACCAGCGCGTCGCATTCCGCCGCAGCGCACTGGACGCTTAACGCATCAACGTCTTCACCTAAACCGAAAACGCGGTTCCTGATTAAATCGTTTAGGCAATAGGCCGGATTGTCTGACCACGCGGCAGCCGTTTTGGTGGCGGCGGTGGCGGAATACATCCCCATGGATGCGGCGGGCTCCAGCTGGATCCCCCACGCAAAAATGCCCGAGTTCACCACGCCCGCATATGTCAGGTCAGAGGTGCCGCTGACCATCTGGATTCGGGCACTGGGCACCGCCGCACCTGACAGAATGTTGATCGTAACCCAGCACCGATACCAACCGTTCCCAACGCTGATAATCCCGCCACTTGCCGGCGTGCCGCTTGAGACGGTTGCTGTCTGGCTGGCCAGGTCGAAGATGTATCCGTGAAAGTTGTTTGCTTTGTCTCGTAACAAAAACCTGACCGCCGTGCGCTCAGCGCTCTTGAAGTACCCGGACAGCGTCGCGTCAGCGTTGCTAGGTATGTCGTTTAAAGAGCTGATGACATTGAAAAGCCACCGCGTTGTGCTTGTTGTGGTTATTTCGATTAGCTTGTCTGCGGTCAGCGTGCCATCGGGCGCCGTTGTAGCGTTTGGCGTGACATCGATGTCAATCGTGTTTGTCTGACCCCACGATGCGTTGTCCAGCTCCTGCGATCGGAGCATGACGTTCTCGGATGATGCAAAGACTTTCCGGCCTTTGATCTTCGCCATGATGGTCGGGAATCCCGAATAGTGGGATTCGTTGTATTTCAGCACCACATACGCCAGCCCGACGCTGCCGCCGCCGTTGGTGACCACAAGCGTGTCGGTATAGCCGGAGATGGCCGAGGCCAGCGTGGCGTCTGCCGTCTGCGCTGTGGTGCCCACGTAGTAGGTGATGGTCATGCCGGCCGGCGTGGCAGGCTTGACGTCCACACCGTTCAAATAGAGCGATGTGAACGAATCGATTTCGCCAACGCAGAACACGGCGCCGACATACCAAAAACCGCCGGTGAACGTCGCGGCGAAGATACGGCCGCCGATCTGCGCTTCGCCATAGACAATGGGGACGGTAGTGCCGGCGGCGGCAATGGTTTTGACCTGGCGGGAGATTTCCCGTTGGCCGTTCAGCGTTCCGGCACCGGTGACGGGCGGGATGTAGGGCGGGATCGTCAGGCTCACAGGCGGGATCCGACGATGGTGACGCGAGCGTTTGCCCAGGTGCCGTTGATGACGTCCACCTCGAACTCGTTCACGAAGAAGCCCGAGTAACTGTAGCCGTCACCGGCCGCGATGGTGTTGGCCACGTTTTTGTTCGTCGTCCAGAATGTCCGCAGCGTTGTCAGATCCGTCGAGTTGATCAGCGGATGCTCCACTTTTACCTCGTACACCTGCGCCGCAGACAAGTCCACGATGCGCACGCCGCCGGCTTCAGAGATGTCGGTCTTGCGGTCGTTCAGCGCGCGCACGGTGGTGCGCTTTCCGATCGTTGTGGGATATGTCGCCATCAGCCACGCTCCAAAACGAACAGCCCCGCGGGCGTGCGAATCTCAAGCCCATCCGGGGGTAAATGCTTGAATATCGGTGGTGCAACCGTAAGCCGCGGGATCTGCTTTGGCGCCGCTTCACGCAGGCGCACAGCAATGGTTTCGCCCAGCCCAACGGCACCCATCTCGCCCGAGAACACAACGTCAGCGTCATTGAGAGCGGGCGCCGCATCGCCGTACAGCGCCCATATCTTGACCGCTACACCGTCGCCGCCGTCTTTAAACGTGCCGGTATAGGCTAGCGACGCGTTCAGAATTCGCACCGTCAGGCCTGACAGGTCTACCGTCACGGCCGCAGCGGAGAAGCTGTTGCCGGCGTATGTGATGGTGTTGCGGCTAGACAGCCGCAGCGGCGTGGCGAAGCCGAATTCGACTAGGTAAACGGGGCGCGTGAGCGTCTGTGCGATGCCTGTTCGGTTGACGGATGACAGCGGCCTCATCCGTTCACCTCGACGCCCTGCGCGCGCAGGTTGGCGAGGATGGCCTCGATGTCGATCGAGATACCGTTTCCGCCAACGATGCCGGCAAACGTGTTGACCGCATTGGCGAATGTGTTTGCTGCGGTCTGCTGCGTCTGCGCGGCCTGCGCCATCAGCTCCAGATCAACCGCCCCGGCGAGACCCGTCTCCCGGCTTCCAAGTTGATCGGTGCCGGCGGTGAGCTGCGCGGTTGCGAGGTCGCGGGCGTTTTCGAGGAAGGTCACAAACTCGTTGCCCAGTGCAGCGCGCTGCGACTCGTCGAGGAGACCATAGGCCGCGGACGCGAGCTGATTGATCTGATCCGAGATGGCAGCGATTCGGGCCGGGTCGATCGTAGTGCCGAGTTCGGTGGTAAGTTCCGCGATCTGCTGGCGGCGCTTGGCGTAGAGATCGGCGTCGGACAGCAAGCTGTCTTGTATTTGGATGATCGTGTTTCCGAACGCGTCATTGACCGCAAGCGCGACTTGGCGGTACTGCTCGGCGAGCTGCACGGCGATCGCCTTCTGCTCGGCCAGCGCCTGGTTGAGCGTAGTCAACGATTCCGCGGTACCGTCGTACTCGGAGGCAAGATCCACGACCTTCTGCGTCGCTTCGTCGTAGGCCGAAATAATGGTTTTTGAGGCCGCTTCGGCAGCCTTTGCCGTTTCTTCCAAAACGTTGATTTTCAGCAGGCGGTCAAGATCGGACGCTGCGGTGAAAAGCGAAACGATCTGGTCGGCGGTCTTCCTTGCCGTGTCACCGAGGACGGTTTTGACCCTGGTAGAAACCTGATCGTCGATCTCTGCCAGCCACGCCCGCGCGAACTCGTCAGCCGAGCCCTTGATCCGGTCTGCTGAGAATTTGTCGAGACGGTCGCCGACGCCGAATGAATTGTTCGGCCCTTCGTTGTCGACGTTCAGTGACGTGTTGCCGAGGACCTTGTTCGCGAAATCGACGGTGATGCCGGCCGAGCGAGCCGCTGCCGTCAGGGCGCCGTCAATGGCGTTGAAGCCCTCAAGCAGTTGCAGGGCCGCGTCTTTGTCTGTGCGCTTTGCAACAGCCGTCAGCGTCAGGCCGGAAGCGGCGGTGACGGTTTCAAGCGCCGAACCATCGTTCGGGATGTTGCTTCCACCGCCCGTGGTAATGCCTAGCTTGCCCCACTTCACCAGGTCGCCAGTGCCGAAAATCTTTCCGATCGCATTTTCGGCAAGCGAGCCGAGGAACGAACCGATCGCCGTTCCGATTGGTCCCCAGGCAGAACCAATTACGCCGCCAACCGTTCCACCAGCGCCGGTGGTTTTCCGCTCACCGAACAGGCTTTGCCCGAGCTTGTTGCCTGCCCAGTTTCCAGCCATCCCGGCGCCCAGATTCGCGCCGAAATCGACAATGCTTTGCCCGAACGTGTTGATCTTGAGCCCGGCTGCGTCAAACCGTCCGGCCAGACCGTCAAGCCCAAGCGCGCGCGAGGCGTCCCCAAGCGCAAACCTGAACTCCGACATGGCATTGCCAAGCCAGTTGCTGGACAGCGAGCTGGCGCCCATAAGCGCGTCGATGCCGCCCGACAATCCGCCCGATTTAAAGCCGCCGAGGAAGTTTTTTGCGCCGGAGAAAATCGAACCGATACCGCCAAACCCGAAACCGCCACCGCCGCCGCTCGCCATCGCGCCGGACGAGCCGCCCAGGCCGAAAGCTGCCCCGATCCGCATCAGGATCGGGCGGGTGATAGCCATGTGCGCCAGCTCGGCGAGAAGCTGCTTGAAGGACTCTTTCAGAGAATCGGCGAACGAGTCAAAGCCGGATCCGATGTTCTTCCACATGTCCACGAACGCAGAATCGATCCGCTGCGCGGCGCCCTCAAGCGCATCGGCCCACGGGTTCGCCGCGTTCGCCGCGTCCTGCATCGCCTTCTCGTGCGCCTTCGTGGCCTCGGTGGTGTCGTATGTGCTCATCGTCAACGCGTCCAGTTCCTGGCGCATCTCTTCAGTGACGACAACATTTCCGCGCGCGGCGATCTCTGTCAGCTGAAGCTGCGCCCGATACCGCGCCTGATCTCGAGCGCTTACGCCGAGCAGGGCGTTCTCGATTCGCTTTGACTGCACCAGTTCGTCGAGGCCTTTGCGCGCTTCGTCTGCGGCTTTGGCGGCAGCTTCTCGCGCCGACGTGGCCGCCTTCTGCTCGGGCGTCTCTTCTTGCAGCGCCTGCGTAAGCGCCTCGACGCTTACGGCAAGCCGGCCCGTCGGAGCTACAGCAGCGCCGGCTGATTGACCTTGTTTTGCTTGAGCATCTGCGGCCGCCTTTGCAGACTCCTGCGCGCGGACCTGCATCTGCGCCAGATCCTCCGAAACGCGTTTCATCTGCTTCAGGCGCTCAATGTCCTGCTCGATCTTCGCCCGCTCTTCGTCGGAGATAAACGTCGGGATCACAAACCCGGCCGCTGGGCCGCGCTCATTGTTGGGCCTGAGCCGTTCCTGCAGATCCTTGATAGCCCTATCGATGCGTTCAATGTCACCTATCGCAGGACCACCAACTAGGGCGGCAAGCTCTTCGCCGAGGAACCGGAACACGTTTCCGGTGTTTGCAACTGCCTGAACGGTAAACACTACCGCGCGGCCGATGCCCTCGATGAATGTCGCGATGCCCTCGGCGTTTTCCTTCTGCTGGGCAAGCTCTAGGATCTCGTTCGAGAGATCATTCATCGGCCCCAGCAACTGGTCGGCAACCTGAAGCCCGAGCCCGCCTGCCGCAGTTTTGATACGGTCGAGGTTGTCGTTGAACTCCCCGGCACGCTGCGCGAGATCCCCGGAGATGACGCCGCCGAACCGCTCCAACTCGTCGCCGGCTTTGCGAATGCCCTCAGAACCCTCGGCCAGAATCGGGATCAGTTCCTGCCCCGACTTACCGAAGATTTGCTGTGCAAGCGCGGCCCGCATGTTGCTGTTTTCGACCCGGCCGAGAGCATCACCGATGCGGCCGAGCTGCTGGTCGGCTGGCAGCTCAATCAGCTCGCGGACAGACAGACCGAGCGCATCGAACATCTTCGCCACCTTCGACCCGGGGTCGAGCGCGGTGGTAAGCGTGGTCGATAGCTTCTTCAGGCCGCCCTCGAGGGCGCCCTGCGACACGTCAGCAAGCGTCGCGGCGTACTGGAGCTTCGACAGCGACTCGGTGCTGATGTCCAGCTTGCCGGCCAGAATGCCCGCGGCGTCTGCCGTGTCGATCGCGGACTTCACGAAAAGCGCGGCGCCCGTGGCGGCGGCCGCTGCGCTTGCGGCGACCCACTTCGCGGCTTTGCCGAACTCTGCCCCAAAGCCCTCAACGTCTTTCGCCGTCTGCTTGGCCGTATCGCCTGACTTTTTGACGGACGAGGAGAACTTCTCAGACGCACCCGTGGCCTTGTCGACCTCGCGGACGAAAACAGATCCGTCAGCGCTTATTGCGACTTCGACTAGGGGTTTTGCCACTTGCGGCCCGCCTGTTGAGTTCGTTGATGACCGTCATTTCGAGCAGCTGGAGCTGATCAAAACGGTCGGGGGTCAGTTCGACGGCAGAGAGCCGCGCGACACATTCCACGCCGGGATAGTTCAAGCCGACACGTTGGCCCATTCCCCCGACGGTCCACTGCGTCTGGCAGCGCATGAACAGCACGAGGGCCTCCCAGTTCTCGGGATCGACCTCAAAGACCGGATCGGATGTGTCTTTCAGCAGCTTCGCGGCTTCCTCGGGCTCAACGCCCCAGGAGCGCAGGTCGTCCGCGAAGTCGTCGTTGTCATCGCCACGCGCACGGGTCAGGTGCAGCGCGGCGTCGATTAGTTTTTTCGGTTGCGCCCCGCGATGCCCTCGACATACGCGTCGAAGAGCGCAGGCCCTGCGAACGTGTCAGCGATAAGGGCCTCGCAGATGTCCCGGTTTGTCATGCTGACGGTTCCGCCGGACTCGTCCGCCACCTGGACGCCTTCGACCTGCACCACGACGGCCAACAAAAAGTCACCCATGCGGCGGGCCTGTTCGGTTGCGGGAAGTTCGGGGTCGGAGATTTCGCGCATCCGCGTTTGCAGATCGTCGCGATCCATGACGCGAAAGGTGGCCGTGAACTGTGCGCGGACGTGCTTCCCGGCGTCGGGTTCGTACACGGAAACAGGCCAGGTAAACGTGCGGGATTTCTTGAGCGTGAACATGATGAGATCCTTTGACCGTTGAAAAAATGACCGTTGGGGAGGCGGCGCCCGACGCGCGCACGGTCAACGCGCGCGCCGGACGTTGTCGCGGGAGGAGTGGCCCGCGCCGCCTTTTTATTTCACGGTGATCGTGAACTCGTCATTGCCCGAGGACGGGACAAAGGCGAGGTTCATCTCGATCGTCGAGATGCCCGCGTTTTCGCCGTAACGCGGGGAAAACACCTCCACCGCAGGAGCGTCAAACTGCACGATGTTTCCAGCCGCCGTGCCGTGGATGAGCTGAAGCGAGGACGTGGTTGATGCAAGCGCAGTCGTAAACCAGTTTTTGCTGGACAGCGCCGGCGCTTCGATGGCGATCGTGCCGACGGGGGCGCGGTCGACCAGTTGGATCGACTCGGAACCGACGACGTTCTGGTATTGCAGATCGTTCGCGAGATCAAACGTAAAGCCGTACATGGGGCCACTGGTCGAGTGGAACGAGAAGGTCGGCGTGTTGGTCTTGTTCACGGCGAGCGGCACCTGCCAGCCGGTCAGCGTCAGTGCAGGATCTGCCACTGACGTTGGCGTGACATACAGGCCCATAAACATGAACTTGTACGCGGGGATCGTGCCGGGCGTCATGTCAATCGTGAACGTGCCGCGCGCGCCAACCACGGTGTGCCGCTGGCCGTCGTGGTAGAAGTGGAGCGTCTGGGTCTTGAAGTTCGCAACCGTGCTGGTCGGGGCATACACCACCGACACGCCGGCGTTGATGGTTTCAACGAATCCGCAGCTCTTGAACAGCGTGCCGTATTTCGGGGCCGTACCGGCTGCGCCGCCTCCTGCCACCTCGACCTCAAACTCGACGGTCACATACTGGCCGACTTGAATCTGCAACTCGTTTCCGAGAACAGCCTGGTCCAGGTTACGGCCAACCGTGTCGCCCTCAAGCGGCGTGACGGAAAGATTCCGAGTGACAAACGCGTTTGCAGCGCCGGTGGGCGCGGCATCCGTTCCTGCGGTGGTTTCTTCCTTCGCGAGAAGGATTTTTTTGCGCGCGAGCAATGGCATGATGAGTTACCTCGTGATGTGCCCTTGGGGAAACACGACGTGCCCGCGTCGCCCCAGGGGCGGCAGGTCAGATGGGCTCGTCGGATGGGGTCAGATCGCGGCGTCGGGATTGGCCGCGGTCGTGCGATACCAAGCGCGGTAGGTGAGCCGCGCGAACGCGAGCGGTATGTCGCCCGAGTCTTCGATTTCGATGGTGGTGCCGGTCAGCGTCACGTCGACCGCGATGCCCGAGAGCGTCGGGTTTGCTGCGAGCGCGGATTCAACGGACGAGGCAATGACGTCGACCGTTGCGTCGACGTCAGAGATGGCCTCGGCTGCGATCTCGATCACGAGGTCGACCTCGCGGTTTAGTCGCGCTGCGGCAAGGTTCGGGTCCTGCGTGCTGATTTCTGAGTTTGCGAAGATCCCCACGGCTGGCAGGACTTCGAGCGGGTAGACGCGGGACGTGTAAACCCGCCCGCCAGCAATGCCGGAGAGAAGCGTCGCAACGGTGTTTCGGATCTGTTCGCGGACGTGTGGCATCAGTTCGCCCTCCGCCAGCGCGCAAGGTCTTTCTGCACCCGGTAGTCGAGCGTCTCGCGAACCTCTCGGTCGAAGATTTCACGCACGACCGAGTCGGAGGTTGTCTGCGAAAGGACCGCCTCGACGGGGTCGGTAATGGACGCGGTGATTTTCTGGATCGGAAGCCGCCCGCTGCCGCGGCGCTGGAAAACACCGCCGCCAAGTGGCTTTACAACGAACGCGTTGGGGTTTGTGACACGGCCCGATGGCGTGTTGTAGGCAACGCCTTTTTTCCGCTCGGTCACCTTGCCCAGTTTTTCGACGGGCACCACCCACTGGCCGACCTTGAACGAGGCAACTGGCGATCGCGGTGAGCCTTTGCGCGCTTTGAAAACCCGACGCGTTGCAATTGCGCCCAGCTTGAACTGAGAGCGCAGGCCGCGCCGGGTCAGAGTCAAAACGCGGTCACGCGTGCGATTGGCCGCACGCCGCATGGCAAGTGGCGCATGACGCTTTGCCAAGGTTTCCATAAGCGCGGTCATGTCACCGGCGTTGCTGGTGACGTTCATGCAGTGCGGCCCAGCACAAGCAGCACGAGGCCCGGCTCGTTCTCTTGGTAATCCACGACCTTGTAGGTGATCGAGTCCACGCGGATCTGGTCGCCGGTCACAGCCGTCGACGGGACGTTTTCAGCGTCGGTCAGAATCGTCGAGCGGAAACGGGACGTGCTGACGCCACCGGCTCCGGACACTTCCACCTCGGTGCGGTCGTAAATCCCGCGGAACGCGGGCGTGCCCCACGTCAGCGGCTCGACATCCACAGCGAAGTCGGAGAAGAACACGCCAAGGTCCGCGCGGTTGAATGCGTTGCTCACGCCGCCGCCTTACGCGGGCGCCCGCGACGAGGCGCATCAAGGTCGGACTCTGCGCGCTCGAATGGCTGCGCTTTGCCGATGGCAACGAGCACGTTCGCGTCACGCTCGGACGCGTCGATCACGTCTCCTGCGGACACGGCGATGCCGCCGCAGACGGTATCTGCGGTGATGAGAATCTGTTTCATGGGTTGCCCCGATGAGAAAAGAAAAAGGCCGGGCCTGCCGAAGCAGACCCAGCCCATGCGTCAGACCCGTTATCAGGTCGTCAGCGCGTCGAGCATCGCGGCGAAGGACTCCGGATGGCGAACAGCAATGTCCACGTCCTGGAGCGCAACAACGCGCACGGTGCCGGCGGTGGAACCGGTGTACGGGTCGACCAGCAGGTCGAGGCCGGACCACATGCCGATCAGCAGGTCGCGCCAGTTGCCGAAGAAGATCGCCGAGCAAACGCCCGAGCTGGTGCCCTTCGTAAGCGTGCTGCTGACCTGGTTCGTGATGACGGCTTGATACCCGTTAAGCGGGGTCGAGCCCTCGGTGTACACGAACATGCCGGTATTGGTGGCTTTCTCAACGCTCTTCAGCTTGCCGCGCACCTTCGCGTTCGTGCAGTAGGCGAGGTTGCCCACGTCAGCGTTCGCGACGGCCACGGCGCTTTCCAGCGCGATGATGTTGGCCCAGCTGGGAGCTGCGCCGTTCGTGCCGCCAGCGACGGAACCGATGCCGGAGGTGGCAGCGATACCGGTGGGCTGGTTCGATGCACCCGAGCCGT